ATTCTCTGACGTTATGATAGCCAAGGAGATTTATCTCCCTGACATTTTCTGGACTCAAGTTGGAAATAACTTCTTCAACATGATCCTTTGTAAATGGCGTTAGGTAAAAATTACCACGCTTTATTATCTTAGCTTCCATAAAGTTTCTTAAAGCCAGCTTCTACTTGCCGAACAAATGCAGGGTCATTCTTGCTCCAGTATCTAGGATCTTGCATCATTTCTTTTAGACTGTCTTCACTTATTCCAGCCGCAGGTGTTGCATCTCCAGTAAACGAACCATCTTTCATAGCTTCTTGTATAGCTTCCATAGCAATAATACCTTCATGCGTTTCAAATAAACGCTCTATTGCTGGCATAGTTTCTTGGGGGAAAAACTTAGTCGCAAACATAGATGCCGCTTCTATTCGCTGATCTGAGTTTTCCCCCAATTTTGCAGCTTCAGCGTCAAGATCAGGAGCAGACCCATCTAATGCTTGAAGATACATCTCAATACCTTTTTCAAATTTATCTTGACCAAACCCATTGTCAAAAGATTCTTCAGCCCACCATTTTAGAAGCTCGTTATCAACTGCTTCTTCATCATCAACAAAGTCTGGTAATGCATATTCTCCAGCAGATGCTGGTCTTTCTGCATTTCTTGTAGCGTCATACTCTTCTTGAAACTTAGCACGCAAGTCTTCTTCTTTTGTACCTAGTTTAGACTCTAGCTCTTTATATGCTTTAGCTAAATCTTCGCCACTATTGTACTTTTCTGGCAACCATTCTGGCCTAGAAGGGGCTGTATCTTCAGCAACTACAAAGTCACGCTCTGCAGTTTCCCCATGTGTTGACTGTTCTGACTCTGTTGGGATGTCATTCATTTGTTTTTACTCCTATGTGCATGTGATATACGGCGTTCAACTAGGCCAACAACGTATCGTTGACCTTCGTGATGTCGTAGTTCTTCTGTAGTCACATTAGGCCCATGTACCATTTCAATAGTAATGGAGCGCAAATACTTTAAGACAGCCTCACCAGCAGGGGTATTAAATATTTCAGCTATATTCTGGCTAATCTGCAGATCTTGACTTGCTGCTCGCTGATAACCATCGACTCCAATATTAACCTTGTTGCTCAACCATTTCACCCTGTTGTTGTTGCGCTTGTTGTTGCGCCATTTGTTGCGCTAATGCAGCTATTTGTTTACGCTGTTCTTCATCGCGAATCAAGCTTTCAGGAACGCCAAACTTTTTAGCTAGATGTATAGCTGTTTGCTCACCATCAATTAGCAACTGCAACATCTCTGGCCCAAATGTACCAGCAACCATCTCTAAGAAGCGTCCAACACTAGAAATATCTTGGTTAGATTGCGCTTGTGCTAGCGGAGAAACAGAACGTATCTTAACTTCACGCCCATTTACAGTAGGTACATCAATACGTCCTTGCTTTTTAAGGATGTAAATAACGCGCTGTAGCACTGGTTGGACTAATTCAGCTTGTAACCTACCGAAAGCTGCACCCATACGCCTAGAAAGGTCTGCCATACGTTCTGCTACTTCTGTTGCTGACGCTGGTGTCTTGTCTGGATTGCCTAGCATATCGTTATATAGCGCACGTTTTATGTTTTGACGCATATCGCCTAGCACTAACTGGGCTACATCAAAGCTACCTGCTGCATTTATAGGCTGCAATCCACTAGATCCCATAGCTTTTGGTATAATAGATCCTGGGACTAACTGTATTGTATCTGGATTTATTACGCCATCATCTTCCATTTGGTATATGCCAGAGATAGCCATCTGTGCATTTTCAAGTATCATTTCAATGGTAAGATTTGTAGTTTTTATAGCAGATAATGCGTTAATTAATGGGCCACGACCATAAACTTCACCTGCACACTTAGACCAACGGAAGCATATAAACGGATTTGAGCCGTTACCCTTCATTTGTTTGTAGTTTAGTACAGTATTTGTAGTCATACAGAACGCATAGCTTAGATAAGCCTCTTCATTCTTGGCTGTATAGTCACGACATATAACTTCTAATACAGTTGTTGTCTTATCTGACCCCATATAATTCATAACCTTGGGATCAAACGTGCCATTTGGGTACATTATTTCTAAATGATCGTACTTTACGCCCTTACGCTCACGGAAAACATGGTCAATTCTATCATCTGGGCCAGTATCTAACACCACATGAGGCAATGGTATGGCAGAAAAGTTAACAGGATTGAGTGCATCGCCCTCTTCTACGCACAAAACACCAGTACCAACAGCTAAATCCATAAAGGATTCGTGTACTTCTTGGCTAAAGTTAGAGTTTTGTAGTATCTCAAAGACGTATTCTGTTACCTCGTCAAGCTCGTTATCAACAGATTCGCGCTGATTTGGAGGAACTTCACTACCAGCCATGAGATCAGCCCACCTAGCAAAATTAGGTACAAGCCCAGATTGGAGGCGACTAGCAAACTCTTGAACGCCAACCACCGCAGTTTCGTCAAATATGCGGTCATCGCGTCTTTGCCCAGCAGTTTCAGCGTAAAAACTTTCACGTTGAGGCAGTGCATACTCATAACACTCCTCGAACAACGGAACCCAGTTCTCGCGAAAGGACTTGGCTTTCTCATACTTCTGTATGTACTGCTTGGCAACTTTTTCCATTAACTAAACCGATCTAAGAATCCACCGCCACCAGCTCTGAACAAAGAACGACGACCTTTACCGCCACGCATACCTTTGCTTTCAGCGCGTGACTCTACTGCTTCACCAATATCTTCACGTTTCTTTTCAGCTTTCGCTTCAATCTCTTCTCGCTTCTTGTCTTCTGCTGCTATACGAGCATCAGCCGCTTCTTTAGCTTCACGATCTATATCAGCTTGGCTTCTGCCACCACCACCACACATATCATTCTCCTTGGTTGTTTTACATTGGTTGGCACAGAAAAGAATAATTTTCAATGCACAATTTAGAGTCTTGACCACAATCCTTGTCTACGCTGTGGCTTCTTTCGGTTATCAAATACATTAAATGTTGACTTTGCAACAGTAGCAGACGCTGGTTTTTGGTTATTTATTAAGGCTCTGCCTTCTCCAGCACCTAACATTTGGTACTGCAGCGCATCGTGTACGTGTGAAAACATATTTTTATCAGGCTTATCAGCGTATCTTTCGCCCGAAACCTCCATACGTCTGTACTGATACCCACCTTCAAAGCCTTTTATTAGCTGCTGACAGCGCGGATCTATAAGAAATGCTGGCTTTCCTTCAGTCATTTTCTGTAACTGAGATGCAACACTCTCTAATCTTAGGTCAACAGAGTTAGAAGGGGCAGGGAAAGCACGCAAACCAGCACCACGTAGTATATGAAACGGCGTTGATTCATCAGTTTGAGCGCGGAAATCACCAGCAGGGTCGCCATATATAAATACCTCTGAGCAAGTTGAGAACCTAGTAGCTATCTCTTGGCGCAAAACCTCTGCAAATCTAACGATACCCATGTCAAATGCAACGATTTCTTGCTGTATTAGCCACCTACCACGTACCTTTTGTCCCATTGTAGCAGCAGGTGTAAGCCCAAAATCTATACCAATGTATAAAGGTAGCCCAGCAGCAATGGGTATTTCTTCTTTTGCTACGTGCATATCGCTAGCAAACATCTGATAAATAGGTTTACCCTCTTGGATTGAGCCTAATTTGTTCATAACATATACGTCAATCCAGCTTTTTGTCTTACCGCGTATAAGATTTGGGTAATAATCTTCGCGCATATACTCCCTGTTCTCTGCTACTTTGTTGGGAACATAGTCATCTATCTCGCCATCTTCATCTAGTTTTTCTATCATGCCGCTAGGTTGGGTATAAAACGACCAGTTGTCGGGTTTTACCAACATTTTAGCCTGTTCTCTAGGAATGTGGTCGGGTACTGGCACTTCGCCAGACATAATAGGCCACCAATGATCTTCTTCTGGAGCGTTGGTATCACAGATAACGCCTGTCCAAGTAGCACCGCCATCACGCATAGAAGGAAAACGACCTACACGCATGGTACATGCATCAATAATTGACTTAGGAATCTCTCTAGCTTCGTTAACCCATATGCCTGTTAGCTCTAAAGACAGCAATTTCTTGACATCTTCTGGCCTATCAAGTGCTAAGAAGAGGACTTCAAGCTCCAAATCACCTTTTTTTATCATATGTGTATAGGGAACTGACCAAGTAAACTTACCCCACTGGTCTTCTGGAAACCAATCAAGCCAAGTTTTTATGGTTGTAGTCTTTAATTGTGGGTTTGTATTACGGATTATTGCCCATCTGCTGCGGCGTATTCCTTGTTTGTTAGGCTCTTGAGCTAATGCGCGTCTAAAAATTTCTACACAACAAGACACTGACTTGCCAGAACCAACAGGGCCACGAATACCGCGAAAGAAGGTGTCGTCTTTCATAAACGCCTTAACAACTTCACCATCTGGTTTGTATTTAAAGTCTATCACTTATCTAATATCTTATTATCTACGCCAACTTTAATCATTCTAGCTGCAATTTCGGGGCCAATAGCCTCAATAATCTTGTCAGCTTCGTGATCTGTTTGAAAATCTTTAGGATGATGCTTCATATGTACTATACGCACCACCCTACGCAATGTATCGCGCTCTTTAGGCTGCAATGTATTTAGAAAACTCACAGTTACTTTTCCTTTTTAAAAGGTGTCGCTCTAGTTTTACGTGGTTTCTTAGGGGCTGCTGCCTCTTTTACCTCTATCAAAGGCTTAGAATCGCGTGTGCGCGTCTTTCCAGAGTAGGTCATACCAGCTAATTCGTGTGTGTCACCTTTATATGCGTCACCATTTTTAAATGTCCAAGCCATTATTTATCCTTTTTAAGTAAAGTTTTCTTCATTGGTTTCTTTGCATACTCTTTTGCAGCCTTCTTACCAGCTTTTGTGTAAGCAAACTTCTTTCCTTTTACATTAGGCATTTCTATACTTCCTTGTTTTCTTGGCAATGGACTTAGGTTGAGCTACAAATTGTTTGCCCTTCTTAGTTCCTTCGCGCTTTGCTCTAGTTGTAGCAGCATACTCTGCAGAAGATAAAGATTTTATTGCTTTTTCTGGTAGGTAACGCTCTCCAGTATCCTTAGAACGCTTACCACTCTTAGTACGCCACTTCTGTTTACCCCAGTTTAAAAGGGATTTCTGAGAAGGTTTCATCGGTATCCACCGCCTTTAGCCTTATATTGCTTGGCTAGCATCTGAGCCTTACGTGCAGACCATTGCCCTGCGTTACCGCCTTTAGTACCAGCCTTAATGCGTCTAAACAAAGTCTTGCGCATTGTAGGTTTAGTATAATTACCAGCTTCATTTACTGCCATTATTGCGGTTTCCCTACTCTGTAGTCTTTAAGAAGACGTTTTACTTTTTTCTCTCTTTGCAGCAAAGAAGATCTGCTTTCTTTCCCTGTTACCTTTCTTTTAGCTGCATCAAATCCTGCAGATATAGCACTAGCAACTTTTCTTGGAGACATTAATTTTTCAACACGTTTACCTTTTATTGTGGTAAAATCGCTTTCAAACTTTGACTGTCCATCATAGCCAACTGTTTTCTTTAGCTCACTTTGTATTTGTCTTAATAATGTTTTAGCTGCAGGGGCTTGCCCTGTCATTTTCTTATTTTCAATTTTACTAGGCATTTTTATTTTTATTCCTTTTGCTAATGGCTGCTGCTTTTGACTTAGCATCAGCTTTTGACGATGCTCCCCATGCCTTTAGGCTAAGAAGAAGTCTAGTGGGTTTACCTTTAGAGTCACGCTCTGGCCCCTTCATGCCACCCATTCGTGCTAAGAAAGAAGCTCTCCTGGGATTATCACCAGATTTAACAGGGGCTTTAAGCGTACCACCCTTGTAAGACGCACGCCCTTTAGCATTAAGACCACCCTTGGGATTCTTCCCTGCTTTGCGTGTCCACGCTGGAGTCTTACTCATTTCGCATACGGCATTAACAATGATCTAGCTGCATTAGCAACCGACTTGTTAACGTCCTTTTTCTTTTTCTTAGGTATGTCAGCCATACCATCCTCAGTGCGCTTAACCTTATCACCCAATGCTAGGGAAGGTAAGTCACCATAGTCTTTCTTACCTGCTTGGTAAAACTCTTCAGTCTTTGCAGATACCGATCCGCCGCCACCGCCACACATCATTCAGTCTCCTTTGTATATCCACTACTCTTCAACGCCTTCTTAGCTGTAGAATTATCAGCACTGTTGTCAAACGTCTCTGGAACCTTATCACCAAATCTACTCATTTACAAAACCCTTTTTATTACAAATATTTTTTCAAGCTTTTTTTAATAATCATGTGAGTGGGGGATCACTAGCTAAGTAATACTAACACTTTTTTAACCCCCCTACCCTAGCCTAAGTCTATGGACACCTTAATATCTCCTGCAAGTTGTACTTGACTCCTATCTACAGGCTTAAACCCTGCTCTATCCAGTAAATCCTTGCTAGCCTCAAGCTGAACGTACTCACTCTTAGCTTGCTTAGCTAGCCCTGCTAACTGGTGTACAGCTGCAGGAGCATGCCTGCTAAACTCCTTTGCCACCACTTCCATCATGTACTGTTGCACATGGGCTAGCTTCATACTCTTCTGTGCAGTAACTCTTCCGCTGTCGCCTTCAGCATACCCAGCTTCTTGTGAGGCTTGTGTAAGATTACCACCATTTGCTACATACGCTTCAACGAGTGCAGTCTGTTTCTTTGTTAACTTCCTTAGTGCTATGTTTGCCATACTAACTCCTACTGTAGCCCCCCTCTCCCTCTCTCCCCCCATGTTTAGCACTACAAATACACCCTGTGTCAACGCACAAAACGTG